CTACGGAATGAAGATGAAGCTGCATCATAAACCCACTCAACTCCTTCCATTACACCATTAACAAATGCTTGAGGTGCGGAAGGGTCTGCAACTATATCAGCTGCTGTTGATAACATAAAATCTGATTGTACTTCTTGAGATCCTTGGTTGTCTTTTAATGTTCCCATACCTCTAGAACTAACACCAAGTTGTGCTCCTTCGTCTATTAAATTTTTTACTATGTTACCATAAGGTGTATCAAGAACTTTTGCTCTACCCATGAAGTTTGGTCCATCAGGTTTTAGTTCTTTAATCATATGAGATACTCTCTCAAGATTAATTGTAGGACCTTGTGGATGTCCTAACTCACCATATGCTTTATTCTTTTGAATGTATTCTTTATTGTAACGAGCTGCTTCTTTAGCAAGTACTTCTTTGGGATACATTCTACCATTACGGTTCTTAATATCTCCTTGCATAAAGATACCTTCTATAAAGTAATTTTTCTTTTTAGTTTTTTCATCTTCTTCGAAGATATATTTTACTTCTTCGTTTAACTCTGTAATAAGTTTCATTAGTCTTTCCTAATATGTTGTTGAGCTATAATTTGAAGTTTTTTGGAATTCAATAATTGCAGTACTGTTTGCATCAGCAAATGTAACATTTATTGCTTGATCACTATTAGCACTTAACAAACAACCGGCTGCTTTGAAATCAAAATCAAATGAGTCGTCTGTATCACCAGATATGAATACGTTTGTTGTATTCCTAGCTATTTTTAATTGTCCTGAACCAGTATAAAATATACGTGATATTGCTGCCTCAGATACTGTTTCTCCAGTTGCTGCTAAACCTGAC